AATTTGTACCTAGTAGTGAATTAACTATTCCTACCACAGAACTTAGTAATAAGGTCACCTATGACGGTACCAACATGGACACATATCCTGGCGGTGCTTGGTATTGGCAAGGTAATCCAAATGGTGGCGGGTATTACACTAGTTTTATTAATACAACCTTTTATTCAAGTTTTATTGAACCACGTGGACCAGTAACCACAATCCAAATGGACTTGGTAGGGTATACCGGCACAATTAAAATTCAAGCCGCCGAAAATTATCAAAGTCTTTGGTATAATGTGGACGAATCTATAACATATCTAAACGAAACTCGTACTATACATCGTACTGTGGTCGGTTGGCATCCCCTGTTGCGAGTAGTGTTTAACAACAGTATTTTTGCCACACCCGAACAACCAGGTGTTCCAGCACAGGCCTATGCTGTCTGCGGAGATGGCGAAGTACAAAGTATTCACCTGCTCGAAGGCGGCTCAGGATATCTGGCACCTCCCAAGATCGATATCGTCGGTAATGGCGCCGGTGCCACAGCAGTGGCCACAATCAACGCGGCTGGAGAAGTGACCAGCATTGACATGGTCACTAACGGTTCAGGCTACTGGCCAGTTCCACAAATGCCAAATCCGGGTGCCTACCCGAGTCCACTTACACCAAATCAAACTGGCGCTATTGTAAATATTTCCACCGGTTTTGTTATCAATCTATTGTACAGATAATGATTAAAAAAGTAGTTGGCTTTGGCGACTCCTGGATGTACGGAGATGAGTTAGACGAAGTCACAAGAGAACAGGATTGTTTTTTAGGACAACTAGGTCAACACTACAATGTTCCTGTGGAAAATTACGGTATCAATGGTAGTAGTCTTCAAAGTGCTATCTATACTTTCCTTTGGTGGTTAGAACGAGAACCCGACCCTAGCAAGTGTTTGGTCCTAGTTGGGTTAACCAGTTGTTATCGTTTCAGTCATTATGACTCTAATAGGACTATTCCTAATCTTGACAAGAACAATATTACACCTGCAGACCACTTGATCCATAGTAGTTGGCCTTTACATAATTTTACTGACGAATTCGCACAATTAATCAAACTGCAAACGGTACTCACAGCCTGTAATGAATGGAAAAGACTTAACTATCAGCAGACAGTTTTATTTTTTGATGGCGTTTCGGCTAGACAGCATATTCCATTGGTACAATTTAATATCATGCCTGATTATACCAAAATAAAAAATGTACCCACTTTGCTATGGCCTGACTTTGATTTAAAAACATGGATACACACGGAATATCCAGAATACCGCTTACCGGGCAGTCATCCAAACAGTCAAGGTCACCATTTGATAACCCAACGCTTGATTCCTGAGACAAACCGTGCTATAATAACAGCATGATTGATGTGGTCTCTTTCTTACCAGCAAAGCGCAAACAAACCAGTTCAGGATGGGTTTCATTCAATGCACCCTGTTGCCCGCATCAAGGCGAAAATAATGATCGTCGTCAACGTGGCGGACTAAAACCTGTCAGTGATGGATCATGGTCGTACCATTGTTTTAACTGCGGCTATACTTGTAGTTTTGTTATAGGACGTAACTTAACATTCAAAGCTCGTAAACTCCTACAGTGGTTAAATGTTCCCAGCGAAGAAATTGAACGTATTAATCTTGAGAGCCTTAAACATAAAAGTATTGCAGGATTACTAACAGATCGACAGTTAGTAGTGGAAAAATTATCTAATATAGAGTTTGAAGATTGCGACTTGCCAGCCGACACACAACCGTTAAATGAACGAGCAGAAGAATATTTGCGAAAAAGATGTGTGCCACTAGACTATCCATTCCTATATAAGACCATGCCACGCCCTGGTATTGTAATTCCTTTTACCCACCATAATCAAGTGGTAGGACACACAACAAGGTTCTTAGATGATCGTACACCCCGGTATATTCAAGACATACAACCGGGCTATGTGTTTGGCACAGACCTACAGCGTGATTCGTGGCAGTGGGCCATTGTGGTTGAAGGTGTGTTTGATGCTCTAGCAATTAACGGACTGGCTGTGCTACATGCAGAAGTAAACGATGCACAGGTACGGCTGATACGCAGTTTAGGCCGCGATGTTATTGTGGTGCCAGATCAAGACGAAGCAGGTATGAAGTTAGTAGATCGTGCTGTAGAACTAGGATGGTCGGTGAGTATTCCTACTTGGCCTGAGGGGTGTAAAGACGTGAACGATGCTGTAATTCGTTTGGGTCAAGTTGGATGCCTGCTAACTATATTAGAAAACAAAGAAACTAGTAAAATTAAAATTGAAATGAGGAAAAAGCAACTTGTTAAAAGACTACGGGACTGACGTCCAAAAACTATTCCTTGAAATGATGTTGCATGACGCAGAGTCGTTTGTACGTGTGCAGAACATTTATAATCCAGAAAACTTTGATCGTAGTTTACGAGTCGTTGCGGAGTTTATTAAAACACACAGTAATGATTTCAAAACTTTGCCCACACGTGATCAGATACGAGCAACAACTGGTGTAACCTTACAAGAAATTCCTGAGTTGAATGATGGACACAGCGAGTGGTTCATGCAGGAGTTTGAAGCATTTACTCGCAGACAAGAACTAGAACGTGCAATTTTAAAGTCAGCAGACTTGTTGGAAAAAGGCGAGTACGATCCTGTAGAAAAACTGATCAAGGATGCGGTACAGATTAGCCTGACCAAAGACATGGGTACAGACTACTTTGATGATCCCAAGATGCGTATTAACAAATACTTTAATTCGGGTGGACAGGTAAGCACAGGTTGGCCACAGATGGACAAGATCTTGTACGGCGGATTCAGTCGTGGAGAGCTAAACATTTTTGCAGGAGGATCTGGATCGGGTAAGTCTCTTGTTATGATGAACATTGCCCTAAGTTGGTTGCAAGCAGGACTCAGTGGTGTGTATATCAGTTTAGAACTCAGTGAAGAACTATGTGCTCTCAGAACTGATGCCATGTTGGCAGGAATGAGTACCAAAGAAATCCGTAAGGACATTGATCAAACGGAACTCAAGGTTAAACTTGTAAGCAAGAAAGCCGGACAGTATCGTATCAAAGCACTTCCAGCACAGAGCAACATTAACGATATTAGAGCATACATTAAAGAAGTGCAAGTTCAAACAGGACTCAAGGTAGACTTTATTATGTGTGACTATCTGGACTTGTTGATGCCAGTAAGTGCTAAAGTTAGCCCAAATGACCTATTTGTCAAAGACAAGTATGTTTCAGAAGAACTGCGTAACTTGGCCAAAGAACTTAACGTGTTGTTTGTAACAGCTTCGCAGTTGAATCGTAGTGCAGTGGAAGAAATTGAATTTGACCATAGTCATATTAGTGGTGGTATTAGTAAGATCAACACAGCAGATAACGTGTTTGGTATCTTTACAAGTCGTGCCATGCGTGAGCGGGGCAAGTATCAGATTCAGTGTATGAAGTCACGTAGTAGTACAGGCGTAGGCATGAAGATTGACTTGGATTACAACATTGAGACCATGCGTATTACTGATCCAGGCGAAGAGGAAGCTACAACATTCAATCGACCTAACAACATACTGCAAAGTATCAAAGCACAAAGCAAGTTTAGTACTCCTGGACAACCAGTAGAAACTGAAGAAATAGACACGCCCAAGATCACAGCCGACTTACAAAGTGCTAAACTAAAACAATTATTAGGATCAATTAAAACTGGTGGATAAGATTTTTACCTTTGGTGATGGTTATGCCACTGGACATCTTTGGCCTGAATGGCCACAAATATTAGCAGCTCTAGTACCTGAATATACAGTCGTAAACACAGCAGGTATTGGTGCCGGCGCTGAATACCTAGTTCATAAACTGGTTAAACAAGTTGATGCCATGCGCGATAGTCATGTGATATTTCAGTGGCCAGTGGTTGATAGATTTGACAAAGTAGTAGAAGATTCTCGCTGGTCCGATATTATTAAGAATGATCCAGTTTATCATTTTAACACTGTGGCCGACGATATGCATGTTTGGTGGTTGAGTAGTGCCAGCCAGCAGAAGGAAATTAGAACTTATCACGAGTTTTTTGTGCAAACAGAACAACAACAAATGCGTGTGAAAGATTATAAAGTACTGGTACAAAACACATTAGAAAATATTGGGTGTGAGACGTATTATACCAGTCTAATAGAAGAAGTAAATTACAGCCGACAACTTAGATTTCAAACAATACGTCAGCAGGAAGTGCAACCCAGTCCACCTGTACACTATTATTTTTTGATGGAGCTCTTACTGCCAAATACTTCGATCAAATTTGACCCTGCACGGGCTCAACGCCTAGAACAACTTATACTTGAACAGCCCTGGACAGCTTATGACCCTAATCGACAACAGATCTGGTTGGATCTACAAAAGAGATTGTAATACAGCCCAAAACTCCGGCATTGATTCTTCAATGCTGGTGCCGCGAACTTGATCTTGATTTTTGATGTGGGTAATAAAAGTTTCTATGCTGATTTCCTGCCCTGTGATTTCGCAAAATTCCACCAGCGCATTGTTTTTATTTTTAATCACCTGTTTAAGTTTGGCCGGCATTGATTTGAGACTGCACCACTCAGGCTGATAAACAGGATTTAGGTTGGCCACTTCCAGATTATTTTGTTTAAACCATGCCGCAGTTTGATTGTAGTACCAGACATTAACTGAACTCACAGTATAGCTTACTTTGACTGAGCCTAATTCACGGTATTGTACTATGTTTGATTGCAGACGATCCCAACGGCCCGGCCATCGCATGTATTCAAACACTGATTCAATTCCATCAATGCTGATAGTAAAACCTACCTTTTTGAATTTCTTAATTATTTCAATTTGTTGCTCATTGAATTGGCTACCACCGTTGGTAGTAAAACTTATTAGTACGTCATAATTCTTGTGTTCAATCAGTTGCCGGAGAATGTCAAAAGTAGTTGGGTCAAAAAACGGTTCGCCGCCAACAAACGTAATGACATGTGCTTCAGCATAATTTATATCTATACTATTCAGGTCAAGTTGAAACAACGGCATAGTTTTCATACCAGCACGATGTTCTACTTCGGCCCATTTGGTCGATAGATAACTGCCACAGGTCACACAGGCCTGATCACATAAACTACTGGTAGTTAATTGATACAGGACAATTTTATTTTTGCCTTCTCTGCAGTCTTGTATTATTTGTTCTTCTGTGCATTTATATCGATCTGTTATGGCTCGATTGCCCAGTGTTCTACGGCTTATCTCACCGGCATTTTCCATATTCCAGCACTTTTGGCAGTCTGCGGGTCGTCCACCACTTAAAAAATCTTGTTTTAACTTAGAGACATCGGTGTTTGCGGCCAACAAACAGCAGGGGGTGATATCAAATCGACGATTTTCTTGACTGTAAAAGGGTATTGCACAAAATGATGACATACTGTATTTAAACTTTATTAAGAATAAGTTAATAAATAATAAAAAGGTTTTGTTAAAATGCAAAAGAAAACTCGCAGTTTATTAGAAGAATTAGATAGTATGTATATCGAGCGTGAAGCTCGGCATATCATTGAAAATCGTGCCAATAATATCATTGTTAGTGCTATCCGCTTGCTGGAGCAAATTGACGAAACCTACACTGCCGAACAAGCAGAGAATCTCAAGCGGAAATTAATCAACGCTATTAGTCATCGAGACCCGGGCAAATTTACTCGCACTGTAAGGAAAACCGATGCAAATTCATGAACTGACTTGTCGCCGAGTTGACGAAGGCTTTTTAGACAATATCAAGGCCGCCGGACAAACAATTAAAACGGGCTACCAACAGGGCGGAATCAAAGGTGCATTGAAAGCCGGCACAAGTAACAAGGCTTATGCACAGGCCAAACAAGATGCGGCCGCTCCTGAAATTGCTCGTCAAACTGCCGGCCTAGCACAAAAGTATGCACAAGAATGGCAAACACAATCAACCAGCTTGGTTTCAGCTGAAAAGAAATCAGCACAAGCTCCAGCTGTAGGCCAACCTGCCGTCCAGCAACCAGCCAAGCAAGCTCCTAAAATGAGTGATCTTCCGTCTACTGTTCATCAAGCCACAGCGGATAATCCAAATCAAATTGATCAACACCCTTATGTTCAAACTAGATCAGGATACGGTCCTGGATCACAGCGTACCCAATTTGCCAAACACAGTCAAAGTGCCACAGCACAGGCTGAAAAAGGAATTAGTGCCATGACAAGACAAGGTGCAGGTGTTGCACCTGTGCCAACTGCAAAACCCATAGCCGCAACCAAATCTGGTGTGCGTATGGGCAAGGTACCTGCGGCCGAACCCATAGCTGAACCAATCAGCATTGGTGGACAAAAATTAAATCCAAAAAATCCTAAAGATGCTGAACTGCTTGCCAAACTACAGGGCAAACTGCACGAAGCATTTGATGACTTGCCTGGCGATAAACCTGCGCCTGGAGGCCGGGTTGATCCTAAGGTCACTGCACCTGTGCCAACTGCTACCGCTCCAACGAATCCATTGGCGACAATGTATGCAAAAGCATTCCAAAAGTGGGCTTCAGACAAATTAACTACTAAAGAACGTACCACTAATCAAAACATTGATTTAAATTATCTTTTCCAACATATTCCCAGTTCAAAACGCACACTTGACCAATTAACTGCAACCGTGTATAATACTAGAAAAGATCCCAATGCTAATACACAGGCAGTAACCAATTACATGACCACAGCCATGAAGTTTATCCAACAGGTAGCCGCTGAAATTAGAAAAACTGCACCCGTTACCAATGCACAAAAAGTGATTGCCACCACCGGCGATCCTGCAAAAGATCAACTGCTTAAAAAAGATGGATGGACAGTGACCTTATGACGCAGTTAAAAGAAGGCGGCAACGTATTCAAGAACAACGACGGGAAACCAGTCACACAGCGTATCAATCAGACCGATGTTAAGCCAACCTTAGCCTGGCTTGAGGAAATGCTTCCTGGCCTGGACCTACAAAACAACATGTTGGGCAGTACCGGACTAAAGCCCACGTCTGGAGACATTGATCTAAATGTAGATGCTGGCCAGGTCAGCAAAGAACAATTGGTAGCACGGTTAAGTCAGTGGGCTCAAAGTCACGGATTTAAACCACAGGATTATGTTCGTAAGTCGGGCAATGCTGTACACTTTTTAACGCCAATCACAGGTCGTCCAGATCAAGGCTATGTGCAAACAGATTTTATGTTTAGTAACAATCCTACCTGGAGCAGTTTCTTCATGCGTAGTGGAGCAGACAGTGCTTACAAAGGTGTGGATCGTGCGGTATTATTAAGCAGTATTGCCAAGCCCCTGGGCTACAAGATCAACACCACAGATGGTGTGATTGATCGTAACACTGGCAAGGTTGTCACTGCTGATCCTGACGAAGTGGCCCGGTTATTACTAACACGTTCTGCCACTGCTGAAGATTTAAGCACTGTAGAAACGATTGTGGCCGCCCTGGCACGAGATCCCAAACGTGATGTTAAATTAGCCGATGCACGAGCGCATTTTGAAAAGAATAATATGCCATTTCCCGGTGAAGTTGCAGAAAGTCAAACTGAACCCTTGTATCAAGAAGTCAACGATGTTTACTTCCTGGCTCGCTTGCGTGACCGTATTGTTAATCAAGGAATGATTCCCTTAGTTGAAGCTGCTAACCCAAGAATTGAACACCTGGAAGATCTAGTGTTCGAACAAGGATCACGTGGAATTAAAACAGCCCTGGAGATTATACAACATTCAGCAGAAAATACTGGCAAGTCAGTCACAGTCAAATGGGACGGAAAACCTGCCATCGTATTCGGCCGCAAACCCACCGGTGAATTTGTCCTAACTGACAAGTCAGGATTTACTGCCAAAGGCTACGATGGCCTGGCTACCAGTCCAGAAATGATGGCTCAAATACAACGTCAGCGTGGAGGCGAACGCACAGAATTAATTGAAATTTATAATCGATTATTTCCTATGTTGCAGGCCGCAACTCCTCCTAACTTCAAAGGCTATGTTCAGGGCGATTTATTATACACTGAACAACCACCAGAAATTTCTGGCGAATACATATTCAAGCCAAACTTTGTAGAATACAAAATTCCTGCTTCTAGCCCCTTGGGGCAACGGATTGGCTCCAGCGAAGTAGCTGTGGCCACGCACACTCGTTACAGCGAAGCTGGCGGCACACCCGAAGCTCTGGGCACAGTAAATTTTAAAGAAGTTCCTGGCTTATTGCTGATTGAACCCACAGTTAAAAATATTACAAATATCACGCCCAATGCCAACATGGTAAAACAATTAAAATCAATTGCCTACCAACACGGTGCTGAAATTGACGGCCTGTTTAATCCTGCAGAATTACGTGCGGCACAGGTCACAGATTTACCACAATTATGCAAGCGATACATTAACAGTCGCATTGATACCAACTACGATAACCTACTACCTGATTTTGGTGCTTGGTTACAAAAGTCAGTGACGCCAAGAAAATACAACAACATCATTGAGTACATTCAAAGTCCACGTAGCAATCTCAATGGCATTAGCTCGGCATTCACAGCGTTCCTAATGTTACACGATTTAAAAACAGATCTGCTGTCACAGTTAGATCGCCAACAACCTGGACAAGAAGGCTGGGTCATGGCCACTCCAGCTGGACGTGCCAAGTTAGTTAATCGCTTTGGTTTTAGTGCTGGAAATCGAGCACAAAATAACCCAGAACAAGTACCAAACTCCTGATTTTTTATCGAAAAGGTAAATATTAGTAGGTCCATTGAGACCACATATTAAGGAGATTTAAAATGGCTTACATTACAGTAGTTTCAGGCGGATCACAACCAGTATTCGCAACAGACGTATTAAACCCAGTAGCACCAGGTGCATCTACAGCGGCAACACCAGTTAATTTTGCAGGTCCAAAATTAGACTTTTTCCGTGTTGTGGCTAATACATCAGTTGCTACACAGCAAGATGTTAACGAATACGTTGCTAACGTTATTCAAGCTGTACAACAAACAGCTACAGTTGCTATGTACCAAGTTGATGGCACAGTTCTCAGCTTTGCTACATTCCCAACAGGCGCATTTGCTAACGCAACAACAAACACATCATCTGCAGTATTCTTGGCAGCTGCTAACGTAACTTACACAGGTTATCAGTTAGACACTTGCACAAGTATTGGCTTCAAGTTGTCTGCAAGCTAATTTAAGTTTAACTACTTAAAAACTAACCCCGGATTTATATTCGGGGTTTTTTATTGGCTGTTAAATACTCACATAATGATATTTGAGAGTCCTGATGGCGGAAAAACTGTTTTTGCCCGTCCGCCCCACATTGTAGATCGAATTGAAGTAACTCAGGAAAGTCTAGAGTTAAATCATCTATGGTTTCAGTGGCGCGATATACTAACTGCCGCCAAGCATAATACCGCACTAAAAGAAGCACTAGACCGTGCTCAGGTCATTTACGAGTTGAGCCGACATGAAACTTAAAGTACGCACTTTGTTCGACATAACTGCAACAGGTGTCACCGGACACTACAAGTCGGCACGAGCACAGTACAGCACACAAGAGGCCTGGGATCGTGCCCGTAATCAACAACGTAATTTTGAAACCCTACAACAGATTCTCAGTCTCCGAACCAACCTGGCAGAAATTACTCGTCCTGTAGAACACAACGGTGTTTGGGAGTTTGAGTTTGAAATTGAAAGCGATGGAGTATATGGCACTACAGATGATCCCACTGGGATCCTGCGTGGAGATGCTGTAGGAGTGCCCATGTTGCGTGAACTCAATAACGACCCAGACATTGATCCTGTTCTGGTGGTCGGTGGGCCCAGACAGAATGTATGGTTTGACACTGTGCCCATAAATAAAGTATTGGAGAATTAACATGGTCGAAGCCACAGATATCGAAAAGAAAAGCCTAGAGGCACACGTCGAGCTGTGTGCTGAACGCTATAATGCGCTTGAAGATAAAATGACAGCTATGAATAAAAATATAGCACATCTTTGTGAAATGGTGCAAGAAGTTAAATCATCTATTAGCAAATTAAATGAAAAAAATAATGATAGATTAATCACCTGGGGCGTTGGAATTATTGGTTGTTTGTCTGCAACAACTATCTATCTAGTCACTCACTACGTTTTAAAATGAATCCTTTAAAAGAATTTGAACGAGCTCTACAACAAGAGTTTCGAGATCTCCTGCCCAATACAATTTTCAAAGACGCCGACGGTAGCTATTCAGTGTTTGGCCGTTATCGTATAGAATCAGTCCGACCTGGATTTCGTGTGTGGTGTTCTGCCACAGAAGTTGGCACGTTTAACTCCACAAAAACAGCACTGAGTTGGTGCATAGCCGACAAACACCAAGCGTATAACACCGCCCGAGACATCCTGGATTTGGACACAAAATTAGGCGCAATGACTCAGGACATAGCCGTTAGAACTGCCATTGCTGAACACAGCAAGCAGTGGGAATTCAGCGACATAATTGGCACTAAATTAGAAACTAAAATAATTCGTAAGAAAAAGGTCGAAAACGAATTAGCCAAATGCGTTAATTGGGCCAAGACAATGCAAGCCAGAGGTTATTCTGCTAACAAAGATAAGAAAAAATGAACAGTGTCTATTATGTCTATTAAAAAGCCCAGATCAGCTGAAGCAAGAGCCAACATATCCAAAGGTTGCATGGGCAGAAAAATATCCGAAGAAACCAAGACTAAAATCGCTGAGACCCTAAGAAAAAGACATTCTGTCTTAGCCCAAATAAGCTAAATAAAGCAAGAAACCCATAAAAGGATTTACAAATGAAACTGCACGAACTGGCCGTAATCAGCCCAACAAAACAAGCCGCTAAGGTTTTTGAAAGTTATTTCGGTAATTCTGTTCCTTTTGAACAGTTATCCGCCAATCAAGTTAAACACATGCTCAACCGTGTTCGCGGTTTGATCAAAGAGCATCGCGGCCAGCCTGGATTCCACACCAGTGAACAGAATCCTGCTTACTTAAAGTTAGTTGTCATGGAACAAGGACTTGCCAGCCGGTTGCGTGAAACACCAGTGGCGCCGGTAGCAGGAACACAAGTGGCCGGCACAATGCCGTCAGCTAATCCTCAAGCACAGGCTGCATCAATGGTTGCTCAGCAACAACAAGCCAAGCGTACTTTGCAAGATCAGATCAAACAAAAAGAACAAGAACTTGCTCAGTTGAAACAACAATTAAATAATCCTACAATGATGGAAGCTATTGCACGTCGTTTAGGTCGTCGGTTGACTGAAAGCGAAGTTGCACAAGCCCAAGTTGTCTTGGCCTCGCAAGACATGGTTGATCAAGTACAAAAGATGATTGAACAAGTTACAAGTATGCAGTTCAAAGACTTGCCAGCCTTGGTTGATCAAATCAAGAATCAAGTAGGTCCAGACCAAGCCATGCAGTTTAATCAAGACGCAACCGGTGCACTCACAAGTCTGACACAAAATCTTCAAGGTAGCAAACAACAATTGGATGCCGCACTTGGAGTTGTAACTGGCCAGGGTGCAACAGTTCCTGGCGATGTCATGGGTGTTGCTCCTGACATGAATGCAGACTTAGGTGTCGAACCTCCACCAGTTGATGGTGAAGAAGAAATTGATGTTGACCTTGATGCCGACATTGAAGAGCCAGAAACAACAGCGTTAGGTCGCGAAAAACGTTAATATGAGACTGTTTGAGTTTGCCAACCCAGACTCAGAAAAACTGTTAGCATTAAGTAAATTCCTAACAGGACGAGCTGAAGACACCGTTGCCAAAAAAGAAATTAGTCAGGCAACATTTATTGATCTGGCTCGCAGCCTTGGAGTAAATGTTACTCCAGATACATTGGGTAATATGATCAGTCAGGAGCCATTGAGTAATGTTCTAGAGCCCATGGCTCCGGGTTCGGGCGTGATTCGATTCAAAGGCAATGTAGAAGGTTCGGCAGGTATGACTGTAGACCAAGCTCGTGCCACAGTAGATTCAAATGCCAAAGCGGCAATGAAACGCCGTTCATAAAAAGGAGATTGCTATGTTAGAAACTTTATTCTGGTTATTATTAGGTGCATTCATTGGTTGGAATTTTCCACAACCAGATTTTGCCCGAACTATTCAAGCCAAAATCGTTGCTCTTTTCTCAAAGAAGTAGTATAATAAAACTCTACTAATAGCAAGTGGAGATTACAATGAAATTTAACTTTAATACAGTGATATTAATCTTAATTGTAGTGCTGGTCACGGCCGGTATCTATTTTAATTTTTTCTCGGGGCAACCCGTAACATTTAGGCAATAATGGCATACTCAGACAAGGTAATTGATCACTACGAAAATCCACGCAATGTGGGCAAGATGGAAATAGACGACACCGTGGGTACAGGCATGGTCGGAGCCCCGGCCTGCGGAGACGTGATGAAGCTACAAATCAAAGTCCAAGATGGAATTATTATAGATGCAAAATTTAAAACGTATGGTTGTGGGTCGGCGATCGCTTCGAGCTCACTTGTCACGGAATGGGTCAAGGGCAAAACGCTGGAGCAGGCTGGCGCAATTAAGAACTCTGAAATTGCAGAGGAACTCGCACTCCCGCCGGTTAAGATCCATTGTAGTATCCTTGCGGAAGACGCTATTAAGGCTGCGGTAGAAAATTATAAATCTAAACACGGAGAAACGTAATGTTGTCAACCACATATAAATCAGTAACTGAACTCAACACAGCAATGAGCCGTGTGTATGGACACATGGGTCTAGCAGTTGTCACATCAATGATTGTTAGTTTTTTAATTGGAACTAGCCCTCTGCTGATGACATTTTTCTTTACAGGTGCCATGAAATGGATTGTAATCTTTGCACCCTTGGTTGTTGTTTTAGCAATTAGTTTTGCCTGGGAAAAGTTTAGCCGAAGTGCTCTAACTCTTTTCTTACACGGCTTTGCCGCATTGATGGGCTTGAGTTTTGCCACAATCTTTGTTGCGTTTAACATGGGCAGTATTGTGTCAGCATTTATGTCGGCCGCTGTCCTGTTTGGAGTCATGAGCTTTTATGGATACTTTACCAAAAAGAATCTTGACACTATTGGGCAATACTTGTTTGTTGGCCTAGTTGCCATTGTGATTGCCAGCATTGTCAACATCTTTATTGGATCATCCTTGTTCCAAATGGTAATCAGTGCCATGGCTGTGATTGTGTTCCTGGGACTCACTGCCTACGATACACAAAAGATTCGCGAGTTAGTCAGTGTCGACACAGACGGCCGTGCCGAAATCATGGGCGCATTGACCTTGTATCTAGACTTTATTAACTTGTTCATAAGCCTGTTACAGATATTTGGTGGCCGTCGAGACGAATGATCACTGTAACCAGCACAGCCGGTGATCGGATCAAGAAGAATTTAACCCAACGCGGTCAAGGCATGGGCATACGGCTTGGTGTAAGAACCACAGGCTGTTCAGGACTTGCTTATGTGTTAGAATATGTAGATGCGTTGGCTCCAGAGGAT